TGCTCCAGTAGGATCAGCCCCAAAATCCAACACATTCACCACATCAGCAAACCTGTTTGCCAATGTCCTTGCTACTGCTGCCGCTCCATTACCGGAACTTGCTCCATTGGTTGCCGCTGTAAATAGCGAGCCTACGACATAAGTCTGTCCGGTTGTTCCAGCAATAGTATTCCATTGCGGTTGTGTGGTTGTTCCAAGAGAAGTAATCTTGTATTGCTGTCCTACTTGAAATGATCCAGCAGATACTCCAGTTGATCCAGTCGAGACAATTCCTTCGACTACATTTTGTGTTGCTTTAGTTAGTGGCATATTTAATGAGTGGTTATTGTTATTTCCGATCCCGCTGGAACTGGAGTTGACATGATAAGCGTTTTAGGTGCGGTATTGTTTATTGAATAATTTGATGTCTTTTGATACACCCCATCAATGTGAACGATATATCCCCCGCTAACTTGGCTTATGCCTTCGGAAATATTAAATGTAGTTTGAGTTCCATCAGAAACATATTCCCAAGTTTCCGGTTCAGTTGTGGCTTGATTAACCGCCTCGATTGCTATACGAGCGTAGTAAGCTGCACGATCAGCAATCGCATTCATTGCCGCCTCACTTGGGCCGCATGGATTGCATTTAGAACTTCTGGAATTTCCGCAACTCATAATATATTTATCGTTAACGATATTTTAGGTTAAGTCAAGTGTTATTACCCAAGTGCATTTGTAATCTGCTGACCAGTTACAGCTACAGTCGATACGTTAGCAAGTCGTTCGCCTATTGAACCAGATGTTGTCATCGTGCTTGTAAGTGTATCAAAGATAGCTGATGCAGTTAAAACTGCCGTGCCTGTGGTGGCATCTACAGGCACGCCAAAACCAACACTTGCTGCGGCTGGGATGTAGGCCGATCCGGTGTCGTTTCCGTTATTGTATACGACGCCAGATCGCACATCCGTGTCGGCTGGCGATAGTCCAGCGGTGTTGTTCGGATCGGATAATGTTTTCGTGCCGGTTGGGTAGTTTACAAAAACTGCAACATTCGTTAGATCTGAATCCAGGTATATTGGGCCGCTCGTTGGAGACTGACCGCGAGTGCCATATTCAATTTCCTTGACTTTAGTAACGCTCGTTTGACCAGACGCAACGCCGACCCCAGCAACAATGCCAGTGCTCCCAATTCCGAAGTCGTTTCCCTTCGCGCGGCCTACATTTAAAACGCCTCCCACAGCATTTCTAGCGCCCTCTGCACCATTAGTGCTACCAGCTGTCGCAATGCCTGTTATCGTCACCGTTCCTGTGCTTAAATTATTGACGCCGTAAGCGGTGGTTCCAGTTCCACCGGTAGCGTTGCCCGTTATCGTCACCGTTCCCGTGCTTGAATTATTGACCCCAAAAGCACCACTCCCCCCCCCTCCGGTAATGTTGCCCGTTATCGTCACCGTTCCTGTGCTTGAATTATTGACGCCAACGGAAGAAGTTCCAGCCCCCGCTGATACGTTGCCTGTTATGGCAAGACTCCCGGTCGAGGTATTGACTACACCTTGCGCTGTAGAAACCGTGCCTCCTGTGCAAGTCCCGACAATCGTAGCGGACAACGGTGACGCCGATGTAAATTGAAGGCAGTTGCGCGTTGCGGTTGTGGACTTGCTAGTGACATTGGTGGTGAGCGTCACTCCACTATTCAATGTAAAAATGCCTGTGCCGTCATTCGACAACTCGGTGCAAGTCACGTTTGCGGTGATCGTAATCGTGTGACCCGTGGAGGCGCGAGCTTCGTCCGCTGCGCCCGGCACAATGCCCCCGACCCAAGTTGCGCCAGCGTTGAAGTTGCCTGTTGCTGCTGAAACAATAAGTGCCATTTTTTACAGCCCCTTCGCGTAGATAAATTCTTGAATGCTTGCAGAAATTTGAGCCACGGCGGTCTTCGTTGCGAGATCGACATTATCGACACTCCCCAGCAACATAACGCGAGCATAGTCTTCAGCGACGATGACTTCGCCATTCGCAATCCGCGTGGGAAGCAAGCGCATTGAAACATTTGCATCTTCGCTTGCGTCTGGGTTTACAACGGATGTGATCGCAAGGTTGATGGCGTAAATGTCGTAGGTTTCGCCGTCGATGGTGATTGGGTTGGTCGGCTTCATATTATGTGTAAATGAGTGAATATCTATTAGTCCAAGCTCCAGTTGCTGTCAATGTATTTAATATTGATCCAGCATTATCTGTTTCGCTTCGTTCAATTGTCCATGACGCTGTTGATTCTGCTGTTCCAGTTGGCGCACGTCCAATATAAATATATGGAGTTGGACTTGTAACATAATCGCTTCTTGTTGTAAATGTTGGTCCAGTTGCGCCAGTGGCTCCAGTGGCTCCGGCAACTCCCAAAATACCCGTAGCACCCGTAGCTCCAAATCCACCAGTTAGTCCAGTTGCTCCGCGAGGGCCAACACTTCCAGTAGCTCCATCTGGCCCTATCATTCCTTGTTGACCAGTAGCTCCTGTTAGTCCCGTAGCACCTAATCCAGTAGAACCTTGAAGTCCAGTGGAACCCTGCAATCCTGTAAGGCCAGTAGCCCCAGTCGATCCGCGAAGACCTGTCGCGCCTGTGGTTCCGTTAATGCCAGATAACCCGGTGGCTCCTGTGGCTCCCTCGCCTGTTGCTCCCGTAGCTCCTGTTGGCCCTCCAGATGGCCCAGTAGAACCCGTAAGGCCAGTTGCACCTGTGGCACCCACCCCCGTAGCACCAGTCGCTCCGCTTGCTCCAATAGATTCTTGAGCAATACACGCAGATTGAGCAGCGGCTTGGGCGAAATCCCTTGCGGCTCTTGCATATCCTGCAACTATAATAGTCTCATTGCAATTGCTCATTTTATTTTATCGTCAACGATATTTTAGGTTAAGTCAAGTGTTTTCCACTAATAGATAGGGAATTGTCTTTTGGTTGTATCTACTCATTTCTGAATAGACTAGATTAATAAACCCATCCCATTGTGAGGGATAGATCGTCTGGCATCCCAGCGAGCTAGTCGTATTGTATCCACCCTTATGAATGTTGATTGCTACCCCCATAGAATCACCTTCACCATCTCTTGTAACAGGCACTTCCTCTTTTGGGTTAGCAGGTCGCAACGCAGGGTAGCCGCCTCCGGGTTTAGAGATACCATGATTCCCCTTACGATACCGATGAATGCCCGTTTTGAGCACCGCGATACCTTTTTTATATACCGTTGGATCAGTGTTTGCATTGAAAGTAGCATGGACGCTTGGAGATAAAATTATAATTGCATCGTCGTAGATTCCCCGGTCGTTCTTTCCTTTAACTCCCATAGTATCCCTGTAGTACCCACGGATACCTACTAATGCAACACGATCAACGATACCAGACTTAATGACCATAGCCAAAGTCTTCTCTTTCGCTTGCTGCGGTCTGGAGTTAGGAGCAATCACCCTTTGCGAATGACGTTGATGAGTCCAACAAGCCCTAGTCCTGCGACGAGGATTGCTTCTTGGAGTTCTGGTTCGATCTTAACTCCGACTGCCGTAGCAATCAGAATAATACCACGCCATGTCGAGTTCTCGCTGAATTTTGCGAGTAGTGTATTTATGATTTTCATTTCTGTAATCCTTTGATTTCTGGAAGCTCATAACAGAACTTTCCGTATTGTGTTTCTACACAAATATTTGGTTGTCCAAGTGCTGAACAACCCGTTAAGAATGCCATGCCCAAGAAGATAAACGATAATAATATCATTGCTACTGCTATTTGTTTTGGTTTCATTTTTTGATTATTTGTTTGGTCATGTAGATGCACGTTAGGACACCAGCAATAATACTGATTATCCCGCCAGCGACTCTAATTGACGCTTCTATTTCTGGTAACATACTGACTATAAATCCTGTGGTCGATATGATCGTTCCTAATACTCCGTGGCTGGTGGCGTTGTCGTTCATACGGTTGGTCTTGTTGTTTTATATGGATGACCAGATGGAAGTAAGGAAACTAAATTCCATTTCCATGCGATATACCCTTCCATTTTTTGTCTGTCAGTCAAGGTTAGAGTTGAGCCATAAGATACGATTTCGCATACCACGCCATCCCACGGGTTAGAGATTTGTCGCAGTGTTCCGATTCCATATCCTGCAACAGTCACTGCTGATGCTGAGTTGGCTGAGATAAATCCCATTGAGGTATTAAGTTGTGGTAATACAACCCGATTTGTCCCATCTGCCGACACTTGTGTTGCATTCAAGAAGAACGGGCCACCTAAAAATGTGTTGTTTGCAAATGATTGCGAGAGACTAGTTCCAAAGAAACAGTTGCCGTTTGCCGAACCTCCATCAATTGCGCCGCTAAATACTGCCATGTATCCATACGCTCCATTGTAAAATACCGTTCCACCTTCGTATTGGCATACGATGAATACGTTTCTGTAATCTCTAGTAGTGACTTGGTTTGTTGAGAATAGACGTTTAAACCCAGTAAAGCGGATTGCATTCATTCCATTCACTGTAGCCAGAACTGGTTCCTCACCAGAATTTGGAATAGCATGGTTTGCTATGCTAGACTTATCTCTCCATTGAGTTACAAGTGGCCCGTTTAGTGTGAGTGTATTGTTATCTGCACCATCCAGCCAAAGATTGATCGTTGCGCTTGCGTTTGTAGGACTCCAGTAATTATTAGGAGCAGCAACTGCATTACCTAGTGAGGATGGGATAAATGCAGCTTGTTTACTGCAAACTACAATGGTGTTTGTATAGGTGATCTGCGCGTAAGAAAAGACATATCCGTTAATATTAAAACAAGGAGTTTCTGCACTCCAAGTGCCATCACCATTGTTTACAGTTGTTGCAGTTAACCATGTCCTATTTTGCCAATCTGCTGTTTCAAGAGCATAGTAGATTTGAATTGCTGAAATGTTTGCTGCGTCCGATGGGGTTACAGTGACTTTAGGGTATCCTGTATTTGCACCAGAAGTAACAAGACTAGGAATCGTGTTTGGATTGCTGGGCCAAGTGGCAATTGTTCCTTTTAGTTTATGGTCAAACCAAAGCTGGATGTTTTGTGTTAGTCCAGTGATGTCGTGACTGGAATTTACACGGAAAGCATAACTTCCAGTTACTGGTGATATTTCAAAGTTACGGAATCCTCTGTCAAAGTTTCCATGAAAGTCATTTGTGCTTGTTAGCCACAGGACGGGTGCAGCTGAGCTTTTCGCGTAGGATTGCGGCTCAAGAGTTGTTATGTAATAGTTGTTACCATCCGTAAAAGTTGGCTCAACATAAGGCAAGGCGTATGGCAAAACATTGAACGTCTTCCACCAGTGAATCCATCCGTTTCCGTATTGAGCAATGACAGCTTTAATGTCTGGTTCGATAGACATATTATAAGCAATTTGACCCCCCCATGAGTTGCCCCAGAATCCGATTTTAGTAATATCAATATCTGCTGTTAAAGATTTTACATACGCTAATACCCGACGAGGCATTGCAAACCAATAATACATATCTTGGTTGCGGACATCAGCTATAGTCGCAACAGATGCTTGACTAGCATAGTTAGCGTTAGGATTTACATTCTGGTTTAGCCGGGTCAATGCTGTCGGATAAACAGTCATTAAGTTAGCTGGATATGGAGCGATTGTTCCACCAAATGTACCTCTCCAATCGTATTGGATTACGGCATAGCCAAGATCAGCATAGCTAGTGTAGTCTGCAACGCTTGCTCCCCATCCATTTGCGAACATAAAACACGGAAGATTCCCATTTCCACGAAGAGAAACTTTGACTTGGTACTTAACATATACACGAATCAACTGCCCATTGATTGGCATATCAATGAATGAGTTTTGTGTAAGAACTCCATTCAGCGTTGTAGCACTAATGATAGTCTCGTTAAAAGCACCAGAATTTGGATCGTAGTTGTTGTACCTTGAACCTACAGTCCAGATTGAATTGACATCTGGAGTTACCTCTGTGTTAGTATCTGCGCGATACCATGTTCCACTTTTAGGATAAACTATAGATTGGCTATTTGTTCCTTGTTTGCCAAAACCCGTTGCGTTTGGGCTATATGCCGTAGTCCCGTCTGGTAGGCTTGTTGGAAGGTCATTTACAGTATCATTTATGACTGAGGATGCAACCGCTCCTTGCATGAAAGTTAATCTGCCAGAAATTGGATCGAGTCTAAATGGCATCTGCGGGTCTTTCTGGAAGTTGCGAAATATCGACTTCTTCTATTCGTTTTGCAATTGTTCCAGCGGGAGATTGCCAATCTTGCAAATTTCCGTTCCAGACGATGGTGTTAACTAGCCAACCACCTTCTTCATCCAATAAAGCGTATCCGTTCATAAATTAGAAATATGTTGTAACCACAATAACCCCATTCGCTCCTGCTCCTCCTGCACCCGAAGTGAAACCGAAAGCGCAACAACCACCACCGCCACCACCACCACCATAATTTGCTCCAGCACCTCCATTACCACCGTTTGTTGTGGTCGAACTTCCTCCACCACCTCCACCACCACCAGCATGAACGTAAGACCCAGTAACAACTGATCCCGCGCCACCTGCTCCACCACCAGAGGTTCCTCCAGCAGAAGTCCCGCCACTAAGCGCATTTGCAAGAACAGCACCACCAGCACCACCAGCATATTGCAATGTTGGAGTTCCATCTTGTCCTCCACCACCTCCGCCTCCTGCGGGAGCCAATTGAGAGTTGCTTCCAGCACTTCCTACGGAGTTATTGCCTCCAACACCCCCTGATCCCCCTAGCCATGCAGCCCTTGCGTTAGCCGCACCAGCAGCACCACTTGTGCTTGCGCCATTGCCTCCTCCTGCTGTAGCCCAAGTTCCAAACGAAGAGTTTCCGCCTGCGGATCCGATATTTGTTGATCCGTTAATGACCGTTACTCCCGCGCCACCTGCTCCTCCAAGACCAACAGTTACAGTTTCAGTCGCACCTAATGTAGACGCAGGGATGCCTGTTCGTGCTGTAAATCCAGAACCAGCACCTCCCCCTCCCCCTTGTGGCCCAGCGGCAACTCGTCCGCTACTGCCTCCGCCTCCACCCGCGATACAAGTAACATCAACCGATCTTGCTCCTGCTGGTTTTGTCCATGTTCCAGAAGACGTAAAAATTTGAACGTCAGTTGGAGTTGCTGTTCCAGCAGGGCCAGTCGCGCCTGTAGAACCACTAGCACCTACGCCCGTAGCTCCTGTGCTTCCCACTCCAGTCGCGCCCGTTGACCCTTGGATTCCCGTAGCCCCTGTACTTCCGTTACTCCCAGCAATGCCCGTGGCCCCTGTACTGCCAGTCGCTCCAACCAAACCACTGCTTACGATTGCAAAAATTAACTGGTGATTGTTAGCAAATCCAGTTGTTCCAGTTCCAGCGGATGTAACCAATGTTGCGGGAATTGAAATGTAACTATTTAATACAATAGTTGGCGTTGCCGAAATCTGCCATCTTTGGAAATTATTAGAATTAGATTGGTCTTGGATTACAAATGTATCGCCAGTTTTAAAAATAGGAAAGAAAACTTCAATATCGTTACCTAAAGCGTCAATGTGAGAAAGAGTTACAGATGTTGCTGAAATTTGAGATGCGTTATTCCAGTAAAGATGTCCTGTTGTTGGCACTCCAGACACTGCATTTGCGTCTGCTTGGTAGTTATAAAAAGTGGATGATTGTCCAGAGATGCCAGTGGCTCCTGTAGCCCCGTTTGTTCCAGCGGTTCCAGTTGCGCCAGTCGATCCGTCTGTTCCTGCTACCCCTGTTGCTCCAGTCGATCCCGTTGCTCCAGTCGATCCCTCATTTCCAGCAACACCCGTGGCCCCTGTACTGCCCTGCACCCCAATGCCCGTGGCGCCAGTGGCTCCGCTTGCACCAGTCGCGCCAGTGGCTCCGTCACCCCCAGCAACGCCAGTTGCGCCAGTTGGGCCTCCAGATGGGCCTGTGGCCCCTGTTGATCCGATAGCGGATGCTCCTGAGCCAACGAAATCCAATTTACCAGTGAACGGATTGAATGTAAGTGCCATGTTTTATGGGTAGGCTACAGTTACACCAGTCAGATTCGCGTCATTAGTTGTCGGAGGCTGAACGGCGTAAGTGAGGGTTAGTGTTGCTACAACATCTCCAGCGTTAAGATACTGGACTGTTGCAATATTATTTGTAGAACCATAGTACGAAATATCAATCTGATCGTAGGCAGGAATATCAAATCCTGCGATCTGTTTTAAAGACTCGTAGATATTAAAGTTCTGCTGATCTGGAGCTAGATCAGTAAAGCAGGGTTGTGAGATTGCCATAAGATTGTTATCGTTAACGATAATTAGGTAACAGGAAGCGCAGCAGCTACTGCTTCGTTAAGAACAAAGAGTTGCTGGTCTTCCGTTGTTTGTACAAAGCAGTTTTCAGTTACTGGGGTAAGTCCACCGATTGTAGCAAAGGCCAGATAAAATTGATAAAGCCTAGAGGCATCGCTGGCTGCGTCAAAGCAACCGAAAGAAATTGGAGTAATGCCAGCCGCCGCCGAAACCGTAATCAGAAGTGGATAGAATTTATTGTGGTAAGGTAAAGATGTAAAGCAAGCCATAGTTTTAGAAAAGGTTATGGGCAGGGAGGGTTAAAGACCTCCCCACCCAATAATGGGGAATGGGTTAGTAGTAGATACCAACAACGTAGGCGTTCACATAAAGTGCGCCAACACGTCCGGCAGTATCTGCACCAGAAACAACATCAACACCAGCGTTTTCGTAGGTGAATGCAGTTGTGCTAGTAACGGTGATTTCAGCTTGAACGTCATTGAACGTAGTGTCGGTCATGCTTGCAATCGTGATTGTGTCGCCCGTGGAAAAACCATGAACAGCACCAGTTACGATTGTAGCAACGCCCGAAGTACGGGAACGAGTTGCGGTAGCTTGTCCAGCACCAACAGTTGATTTCAACAAACGGAGTTTGCTAGAACCAGTGATAACGTAAGGGTTAGCGGCAATCGTAAGTGGATTGTAGCGGCCTTGGTTATCAAGAGCGTCAGTGATGGTGAGTGAAGCTGTGATGTTTTCGCTAGTGGTTCCGTTGTCAACGATCACAATTGGATCGGTGGCAGTGGTTCCGCGAGCATAGGCAGTCTCCAATACAATGCTAGTTGGAAAGAACTTAGTATCTTGGTCATTGAGAACAAGAAGATCAGCGTCTCCAGCAGCGAGAAGGTTAACGGCAATCGGGCCAAAAAGGTTAACCCGATCATAAGCGAGTGGTCGTGAATTAGACATATTATTTTATTTAAGGTTGTGGGGAGAGGCTTTCGCCTCCCCCCTGTTTAACTTAGGAAGGCACAACAATGTCACCTACACCAGCGCAGCTATAGCAGTCCTGATTGTTCTCAGGAACGATATAGGTCTGCACTTCGCAGCAGGAACCGTAGAGGTTCTTGCTCTTAGGCATACGATGCAAGAAGCTGTGCATGATGGTTGGGTCTTTTACCTGTGCGGCAAGACGGAACTGGGCTTGATAGAAGCCCGTTTTGCGCCAGCGGTTGCACTCCCAATCTGGGTTCTTCCATTCCCAATCACCAGCGTAGTTCTGGGTCATTTGTTGGGCTTGGCCGTATCCACTATTGGAAGGCATTGTCCATTTGCACATGGCTTTGTTAACCATAGCTACCGAGATACCGAAGTCGGCATTGCGGTAAGCGCGGTTAGGAATGTAAGCGCAACCTTGCTCAAGAACGGTCTTGATGTAGCGAGGAACGCGAACGAGGCGAGGCCATGTTGCAGGATCAGCTTCGTTGAAAGCTGGAAGCGAGGCGTTGAATGCCGTGTCAGCGTTGAAACGAGCGGAGTTGATGTCGTAACCGAAGGCGTAGTCGCCGATGATACGATTGATGCCGAGTTTCAAACGAGTAAGACGCTCGTCGAAATCCGTGTTTGCATCCCAGTAACCGTTGTTGCGCTTGGCTTGGAAGTAAAGCGCACGGCCAACTTGTGGGTCAGGAATAACGATGTCGAGCAAAGGCTGACCAGTCGCGTCTTGGAGATCAAGGCGGAAAGCGTCATCTTCGTCTTGGAGGTCAACGAGTGCATCGTCGAGCATATCAAGCGAGAGATAAGCAATCTTGCCAAGGTCAGCAGTGGCGATCTTAACGCGAAGTGCGCAGAGGTCGTAACCAGCTTCGTTGTTGATGGTATGCTCAGGAACGAACCATGCGCCATCGTCAACGAGGCCGCAATAAGTTCCGTCATCAGTAGTGATACCCATCCATTTGTGTCCAGAACCACCGATGTAGTTGGAACGAAGGAACTCTTCGTGGACGTTCTTGGTGATACGAGCATTCGACTCTTCAAACTGAAGGATTTCTTCAGCAGGGAACAAGCGGTAGAGCAAGCTCTCAACGCAAATCCAGTCAGTGGTCATTTCCTTACGGAGCAATTCAAAAGTGTAGGACTCAGTGCCGGGGCGTTGAATCACTTCTGGTTTGCTATCGCAAGAATCAGTCTCGCAGTAGGTGTCAGTGATCTGACGGAAAGGTGTGCAAGGATCGTGGAATCCACGTCCGAAACGGAATGCTTTCTGTTCAGTTGTATGGTTAAGAGGCCATGCTTGCTCCTCGAAACGGGTGAAATATGCAGAGTTCGTTACGAGTTTCTTAACATAGAGGTCGTTGAAATATTCGCGGCCCTCGCGGAAGAAACTGTCAATCTCAGCACAACTATTGAAGTAGAGTTGATCGCTCATTGATTTTATTTTATTTAGTTTAGTTTGGTTTTGCACCGCAAACTAAACCATGAGGAATAGCAAGCGAGTGCTTGGTTTCCTCTGCTGGACTCAACCCAGAGTTTTTATCTGTCCAGAAATCGTTTTTCATGCGAGGTCGATAACTCGCCAACCAGAGTGCGGTTGAATCCCTAATATTATCGTAAACGATAATTTCGGCTATCTCTTACACGCAAGATAATGATCTTAATTAATGTGTCAAGAGATTATTTTAAAAAAAGTTGGGGGAGGTAGCGCATTCTACCTCCCCCTTATGACAACCAGAATTAGGAATGTGGGCTATGCTGTTAACCGATTTTGCGGCGAGAACCTTGCGATCTTCGCTGCCAGTCCCTCTGTCATGCTCATTCTTGGCTTCTGGGAATCCGATGTACTAGGAGATGAAGTCATGCGGGATGATCCTTTTAACTGGGCGATATAATCATCCTTCTCTTTCACCATCTCTTGGTAGGCTTTTAACTGAGCTTGAATCTTCTGATATGCCCGGCCTTGATGAATCAAGCGGTTCATATCTTCTACAGATGCTTGCTCACTGCTCTGCTGTGTTGCTGAAAGTGCAATAGCCTCATCGCGGCTAATATCATACTTGATGCCCTTTTCTTTCATGTAATCAGCAACAACGTCAGGTACTGATGTAGCATTGTCGATCTCTTGCTGGGTATTCTTGTAGCTTTCGCGCCACTGGTTCAGATACTTGTTCCGTCCCTCTTGCTCTTTTTGTTTAGTGGTGTGAATGATGTTCTGCTTGGTTTCTTCAAAGTTGACAAGAGCTGCGTGATGCCCTTGAGTTGCTTTGATGAAGCTGTTGACTTGTTCTGCGAACTGGTACTGCTTGAATTGCGAGAGCGAGTTCGTGATTTCTTCAAACGCTTGATCTCGATCTGTCTCTGCTGCTCTACGATCTTCTTCGGATGCCGCATTGAAGATGGAGGCGTTTGCATTAACCGCACGGGAGAATGTTGAAAGAAGCGTTGGATCATTCGATAGCAACTGTCTCGCAGTATCATAAGTATTCTTGATGGGTTCAAGATAAGTCTTTTTGAAGTCTGGATTGCTCGTAATATCATGGAAGTCCAACTTACTACGCAAGTCTTTGATCTGTTCTGAGAGTTGTTGTTCAACCTCATTCTTCTCTTGGCTCGCTTTGTTAAGCTGTTCTTGGTAGTGGTTAGTTTCTTTTGTTGATGTTGATTCGGCAACCAATCGCTCCAGTTCTTGGATTTTGGTTTCAAACTTTGGAACCTCGTCTCGCTTGTACTTTTCGAGTTCTTCTTTGAGCTTGCGGTTCTCTTCGATTTGTCTTTCAACGAAACCTTTTTTCTTGCCCGTTCTATCGGATGTGATTTCAGCTTCGCTAACTCCTGTCGGTTCTTCTGGTGGTTCTTCTTCATTGTGTCTTTGCATTCCCAGCATTGGATCACCCATGTTTGTTCCACTAGGCTTTCCATCGTCGGTTTGTTGTTTGCTGAACTTCTTTAGGAAGTCAGATGTATTACCTTTGATCGGAACTTGGGGTTTATCCTGTAGTTCCTTGATTACTGCTGCTGTGTCGTTTGTGTCTGCCATAAATTAGTTTTCGTCGAGGTCTGGGTCAATCGTACTGTCTTTTGTTTCTTTATTTCTTGAAGAAGATTTTGTTTTTTTAAACTCTCCTTGTTCCTCTGTTCCAATAGCATCAATAGTTTTGATTGCATGGATTAGTGTGGTTACTCCGTCTGGTGGGTTTACGTTTAGCAGTAGGTATGCTTGTAGTTTGTTCCAATCTTCGTGTGCTGTAATGGCAGCGCATAGTGATTTTACTTTTTCTGTGGTCATTGTTGCATTGGTGTTATGTTAGTTTCCATCTCAACCTCTTCGGTTACTTCTGGAGTCTCAACCTCTTCGGTTTCCTCGCCCTGCATAGCTGCCATCTTCGCCTTTTCCTTTTGGATTTCTTGGCGAGCTTTGGCTTTCTGTAGGGCGAGTTGAGTAATACCTTGTTCCTTGCGCTGCTCTGTACGTTGAGCATGGCTGATGGAAGACTTGCCAATCGCAATGTCGGCAAGTTGTTTCTTGGTGTCGATGTCGATACCAGATTTGGCAGCGAGGTATTGAAGTTTGATGTCTTCTTCGGAATTTGGCTGACCTTGCTTCTGAGCTTCGGCTTGTGCCATTTCTTGGTACACAGACTGAATTTGATCTGCCATCCCTTGAGCTTCTTGCATTCCTAGCATGAATTGCTTGAGGAAATCCTTTTTAGATTCATCCTTACTGATGTACTCAACGTGAGCCATGATGTGACCACCTTTGAATTTCACCGAGCGCATTGCCAATGATAGATCAGCAATGTCTGGTTGACCTTCTTGAATAGATTGTGCGTTCATCTGCAATTGCATCATCATATCCTGCAAGTGACCAACAGCGTGTTCGATATGAGGATCAGTTGGCAATACAGGGAAGTTCTGCGGATTAACAAACGCATCAGTCATTCCTGCATTTTCAAACCCAATCACACGATTAACGTCAGTGATCTTAGGTATCTTTGTATTACGATACCTAGATACGTTGTCACGTCCAGATAGGGCAGCAATAGCGTCTTTAACAGCGTTCTCTTGCCCTTCGTTGGCTGGTGTGATAGCTGTGATCTGGAGTAGCTTCTCAGCCGTGATTAGCTTGAATGACGGACTACCAGCACCATTGATAAGGTTAGAACGGATGCTAGTGATATTCTTCCAAGCAGCAGCTTCTTTGGGTGTTCCTAGTTCTTCTAGGATTTCGTAGAACTTCTTAACGTATTCGTATCCATCATCGCTGGACTTAGCATTTACGAAGCGTTTGTAGAGTTGTTTGAAGTACAATGTTTGACACTCATTGAAACGACGAATCTGTGTTCCAGAGAGTTTGGCTGATTCCGCCGCATCTAGTTCTGCTTCGCCTTTGGTTCGTTGTTTTCCCCCGCTCGTAGGAGCGTTGATGCGGTACTGACCCATGCCTCTATACATATCTCCCATGAAGAATTGCATGAAGCTCATGCTCTCTGCTACTGGGAGTTGGAATCGGTTCTGAATGAACTTAGCTCCATCTGGCAATACGCTGATTGGCAACCATTCCATTTGTTTTAGCATCTTAGTTGCATCTGGCCCTTGTCCTTCGATCATTAACATGGAGTTAAGGCGAACAGCATCAACGAGGCTATTCATTGTGAAGTCGTACTGGCGGCAAGCAACAAAAGCGGATTCAGCCTGGCTCTTGATGTCTTGGAATAGACCAGAACCAACTGAATCAGTTAGCATATACATGATCTCATCCCATGAGTTAAATGCACCAGTCTTGAGCATCATAAACCCGTGTTGGGTTCTAATGTCATCTTCGCTGATCTTTCCTGCCCCTTTTACATTGGAGTTAATGTAGTCAGCGATTGGTTGGTAATCTTGAAGAACAATAGCCTTACTGATCTTACCATCAAACTCTCTCCAGAATACTTCATATAGATCAATCTTTTGGTTTACCGAAAGTGACCAGTTGAATCCTGATTCGCTGATGGTACGAAAGAAGTCTTCGCGGGTCTTTCTGTGGTTATTGAATGAGCGGTGGAAACGGATAGCGTCAATAGCTGCGTCTACATTCCAACCCATCGCTTCAGCGGCAGCGCGGTTTTCGATCTTCTTATACAACTCGTAAGGAGTCAGGCGGACACGGCGCACAAACTCTTCAAGGTTACAGAAGTCAATACGAATATCATCTGGGAAAAGGAGATCAGATAGGAAAACGTGTTCTGGCATCCATCCTAGCGGACTATCCCACATTCCAATACCTTTTCCGTACAAGAGCATTTCTTCTAGGTCTTGCTCTGTATTATAAAGGTAGCCGGGCCACTCGCGGATTGCTTGGTCGAATGCCGTTGCAATGTTCTCAGAGTTCACAAGGCGTTCCTTCTCATTACCAAACTTGCTTTTGATTGTGCAGCAAGCCTGACGCTCAGTAATTACATCGTAGTAACTGGATTTTTGGTTATCAACGATAAATCCAAGTTGTCCATAGTTAACGTCTGATTGCCAAGGCAATCGCTTTTCAGCAAGCCTACTGTACCCTGTCGGCGGGAACATCTTGTAAGCCTTGTAAATGCGGATGCGCTTGTTCTCGCGTCCGATGTTGGCTTGCCTCAAGTGGTTAGCGATATTCCAAGCGTGATTAGCGTTGGAAATTCGTGTTGCTGGCGGCTTGCCATCTTGATCTAAGGTTGCTAGTGAGAAGTTGTCGTTTCCTATTGATAGCATAATATTTTATCGTTTACGATAACGAGTTAAGCGCATTCCTGCGGCGATTGCAAGAAGAACATCCCCTTGCTTTATGTTCAAATTTAGTTCCAAGAACCTTGTCAGCTACTCTCGCTACAGTATGAATTGCTTGGGCTATATTATCTCCCAATCCATCAGCGTACCAGCAACGATCACTTGGTTGGCGTTGGCAGATTTGATCCTCTACAATTTGCTCAATGTTTTCTGGAATGGTAACTCCATTAGAACGGCAATCTTTTTGGATGTTTGAAATCAAGCTGCTCCATGTGCTTCCATACACAATAGCTGGAAAGGTGAGTTTATCACGCTTGATCTCGTATTTGTAGTACCACCCACCGACTGGAGCTAGGTTTCTATTTTTGAGTTTCATCTTGCCTTTCGTTTGAAAATATATTTTATTATTGATATGTCAAGAATTTTTTCTGGAAACACAGGCATCCAAAAGTACGGTATCAAATTCCCTGAGAACATGGATGAGCTAGGTATAGAGCTATACTGCTACGCTATAAGCAAGGGTGAATACGGAAGAGATTACTGCAATAAGCACAATATAAATCTTTCAGATTTTAAATTACTCACTCCATACGAGCATTTCTTGAAGGCAGTAAAACTTCAATGGCCCACGGAAGTTTCTATTGTCAATCGAGGTTATACCAATACTCAGTTGTTGAGAACTCTGGAAGAACTCTGCAATAATGATGACATCTGTTTGGCTGGCGCGGCCTCAATGGGAAAGTCGTTTCCAGTTGGTCTTTGGGTCTACCTTGACTGGTGTTCTGCACCACATTGCACTTCGTCTTGGGTTGCTACTACTACTCTTGGTGCGTCCGAAGATCGTATCTGGGGTATCATTTCTAAACTATGGAAGTCCGCTGCTGTTCAATTTGGTAAGCTTATTGACTATCGCCACATGATCGTTTGGGGCGGTGGGTCGAATGATGAGGATAAGGACTACCGAAATGCTATCAAGGCTCTCGCTTTCCAGTCTGGTAACGAGGGGCAGAAGGCTATTGATACTACCCGTGGACGTAAGAATGATCGGATTAGATTAGCCCTTGATGAGTTGCCGGAAATGGAACTAGGCGCGATTACTGCCCGTGTTAACTTATCCGCTAACAATGATGTAGTCTTTATCGGTATTGGAAACCCGTCTGCTGGTGACAATCCTCACACTCGCTGGGCTATGCCTAAAGGTGCTTCTAACTTTGATACTGTCAGTCCAGAGATGGATAAGTGGGAGACGGAGACTGGAGTTTGCTTGTTTTACAATGGTATGCGCTCACCAAACTTCGCCGCGCCAGAGCATGAACCATCCCCGTTCCCGTTCTTGATGGATCGCAAGAAGCAAGAGGTCATGCTCAAACAGTGTTATGGTGATGAGAATGCGATTGACTATGTTCGTAACGCTATTGGCTGGTGGCCGAAATCGGGATTCGCCCAGACCATTCTAACCGCTGATCTGATTCGTAACGCTGATACCGACGAAGAACCGCTTTGGGATTCAGAAGGTTTCCACAAGGTTGCTGGATTTGATACGGCTTTTACGGTTGGTGGAGATAGGTGTGTGCTTACTATAGCTAAACTAGGTTACATTCGCGGGACTCGTAATCGTGTTATGTGGTTGGAGAAACAAAAAGTCATTCAGTTATCTGCCCGTGAAGCTGCTGAGTTTGAAGTTGGTCTAGCTAAAGAAGTAGTCGAGCTATGCCGGGCTTCTGGAGTTCAGCCTACCAAATTTGGTATGGACGTATCGGGTGATGGCGGTCGAGTCGCACAAGCTATCATACGCGAGTGGTTGAGATTCGATGCTAGCGGTCACTCTATCGCGCTCATTTCTTCTATGGGTAAACCTACTGAGCGTATGGCAGCAGAGGTTGATAAACGCCCGTGTAAGGATGTTTATGATAGACTTGTCTCGGAATATTGGTACTCAGCCTATCACGGCTTTAAGAGCCGAGTCATCTACGGGGTTGGTGCAGCGTCTGAGTTGGCGCGAGAACTTTGTATCCGTAGGTATTTCATTAAATCCAAGAAGATTTCTGTAGAGACTAAAGATGACTACAAGGGACGCACTGGATACTCGCCCGATTTGGCGGACAGCTTTCTATACTGCCTCGAAATGTCTCGTAGGTTTGGATTAGTTTTTATCGGAAACGATAAAGCTGTTCCGACAAATAGATTCTGGGCTAGAGAAGAAAAGCCAGTCGAATCCTTCTCAGATGATGATAGCTATTCTTCTGATGAGAATGGTGACTGGTGATTGCACATAGCCAGCACATAAGGATAGCTTTAATCCAGAATGCCTTGAAGCTCTAGCGTGTTTGCTACTTCCTCTGGGATAACTATACGAACGAACTTGCGTCCATCGTGGAAGCCTAGTGTTTCAATGGTTCTAATGTCTGATTTCTTTACCCAGCATTGATTGAACTGCTGTTGGAAAAGAATCTTAACTTGGTTTTCATCTACATGGTATCCCTCGCAGATGATCATTGAAACGAATGTATTATTTGAACTCATATATTAAATATCCTAATTCTCTTGCCCACGCAGGATTATCGTGGATTCTATTATGACACGTTCTGCACGTTGCCATAAACATTTCTAGGTTGGAAAGGTTCTTTCCTCTCTTAGCTTTGTGGTGAATATCTGTAGCTACAGCCCCGCATACCTCGCAGTTTGGGTGAGTAGTAAAGTATTCCTTTCTCGCTTCAGAGTATTCTTTGTTTAGAACCTTACGCTTATCTGAAACAGGCTTTAACCTTGCCCCCGTTTTTTTGAAACCTTTTTTTCTACTAAGCATTGATAGTAGTTTGTTAACTCTTGAAGTCCGATGGAGGCCAACTCCAGTGAGTCGTACTCTGGTCTGAGGCTGTCTGGGAAAGGCTTTCCTCGTTCGTGCATGGGACTGGGGTTACTGGCAGAGTAGGGACTGACTCGGACGTAGTACTTGCCGTTTTCGATTTCGAGGAAGGTGTGCATAGTTCGATCACTTTATCTACTTGTTCTTTCTTCAGAATGCTCTTTGAATTTACTTCGATCTGGTTGATTAACGATCCAGTCACGCCGATCTTGTCACCCAGTTCCCTGACTGTCATCCCTAACTTCTTGCGGGTTTCCCGAAGCTGATTGGCAAAGGTCTTGCGTCCAATAGAACGAATGTAGCGAGACTGCTCATAGGCAGTCATGCAGGATTCGTAGGCTTCGTATAATGGATGCTTCATTTCAAATAAAAATAAACCAATCCTATTGACAAGTCAACACTTTTTTGATAGTCTATTTACTTATGGATAACACTAACGAAAACAACAAAGTAGATAAAGAAGCAGAGCGTATGCTTGCTGCAATCAGGCAAACAGTTCTAGTTACAAATATGTCTCTAGCTGCTGCGCTAAATACTGGGTTCCTTGCACAATATGAATCTGATCAATGCATCTGCAACATGGCACTCAAACCAAATAATACTGCTGTTGTTGCAACTACCGCCGCAACTGGGCTAACAATCTACCAGTCTAACTTCTTCATCAAGGATGATGAAATCGGAGAACAACGCTACATCTACAAATTTGAGAATGAAGATAACGCTGATGAAATCTGGGACAAGATCAATGACCAGATGT